ATGGATCACCGTCCAGGCCGGAGGTGTGGAAGCAACTAGATGAGGTTTTGCAAAATCCGTATGAAACAGAGGATGGCCGCAAGCTGAACATCGAGGTTTGCTGCATTGACTCTGGTGGTCACCACACGCAAGAGGTGTATGGCTATGCACGAGAGCGTGCAGCGATGGGCGTGATTGCCATCAAAGGTATGGGCCAGAAAGGTAAGCCGCCTTTGGGCAAGGCAAGCAAGGTTGACATCAACTTCAAGGGTCGAGCGATGAAAAATGGCGCTCAATTGTTCCCTGTCGGCGTTGATGGAGTGAAGTCATTGTTGTTTGGCCGCTTGAAACACAATGACCCTGGCCCTGGATACCTTCACTTCTATCCAACAGTTGGTCCTGACTACTTTCAAGAGCTGACCGCCGAGCGACAGGTGCTTAGGTATCGCAACGGCTTTCCAGAGCGCGTTTGGGTCAAAAAAAGCCAGAGTCCGAACGAGGCGTTGGACGAAATGGTCTATGCGTATGCCGCTTTGCACCGGATGTATCAAAAATTCGATCGCCGAAGCATCTGGGACCAGTTTGAACGGCGTAATGAGCCTAATAAGCCGTCTCAGCTAGGATCAAGACAGCAAAAACGGCCTAATCGCCGTAA